ACAAATGAAGTTTGGCACGAAATTTTTGAAAATTTCCTTGACGATTCTTATGGTTCATATAAACCTGTGTTTGAGTTAAAATTTATGACCACTGGAGCTGGTGCGTCCGGTGATAGATTTTTCTATGGAAGTGCTCTGATATCGAGTTTTTCTATGGAAGCACCAATGGAGGAAAGTGCAACTTTTTCAGTGAGTTTTGTGGGCAATGGTCCATTAGAACTACTGACAGTGCCTTAATATGAGAGGAACACTGGTAATTATCATTTCGTATGGTTTTTACCAGTGGGAATCTCTTTAATTTAATTGTTTAATCAAATCATACGAAAATGAAATACGAAATTGTAACACTAGGAAAAAAAGATTTACCAATGTATTTCGGTTTTAATGCATTAAGAAAATATTGCAGAGCAACCGGAACTTCATTGAACGAGTTATCAAATTTAGGAAACAACATGTCTCTTGATGATATTGTAGAATTAATATATCACGGAACACAAGAAGGACACAGGAGAGCAGGAGTAAAATTTGATATGGTATCAGATGATATTGCTGATATGCTTGATGGAGACCAAGAGGGAATGAATGAAGCATTAAAGTTATTTGCTGAACACATGGGGAATACTTTTGGTAATGAAGAAGGTGAAAAGAAGGGAAACGGAAAAAAGCAGAACCCCAAGAAGTCATAGAACTTACTTGGGACTATGTGGAAAAATGTGGATTGGGACAACTAGGATACACTGTAAGTGAGTTGTATTCAATGACACCAAAAATGTTCTACAATGCTCAAAAAGGTTTGTTCGAAATGAATCAAATTCAGGAGCAAGGACACTGGGAACGAGCACGATGGATGGCATGTGTAATTACCAATCCTCACGTGAAAAAGAACTTGAAACCCAAAGATTTGACCACGTTTCCATGGGATAAAAAAAGGAGGACTAAAAAAAATGTTGATGAAATTTATAAAGAAGCAGAATTGTTCAAAAAAATAACTGAAAAGAAAATGGCAAAAGGATACGGAAAGAAAAAAGGTGGTAAAATAAAGAAATAACACATGGCAAGTAATTTAACTTCAATGAACATCATTCTTGGTGTTGTCAATAAAGGTCTTTACAAAGGACTAAAACAGGCATCAGCAAGAGTAATGGCATTTGGTGCAAAAATGAAGGCAGTAGGTGCTGGAATAACTTCATCATTCACTATGCCTTTTGCGTTAGTTGCAGGAGCATCAGTGAAAATGGCAATGGATTTTGAGAAATCAATGACCAAAATTCAAACACTTGTGTTAGGTTCTGCCGAACACATGGACGCATATGCCGATTCAGTTAAAAAAATATCCAGTGTAACAGCAGTATCTGCCACTGAAACTGCCGATGGTCTTTATTTCTTAACCTCTGCAGGATTGAGAGGTGTTAATGCACTAGAGACACTTACAACAGTGAATAAAGGTGTTGCAATAGGACTAGGTGAATCAACAGACCTTGCAAAAGTTGCTGCCGCAGCACAGAATGCTTATGGAGTAGAAACGATAAGTGCCACTGAAGCAATCGATAAATTCGGTATGGCAGTGAGAACCGGTATGTTTGAATCATCAGAACTTGCGGAATCTTTAGGAACACAAGTTGGTATGGCAGCAGAATTGGGTATTTCATTTGACGAACTACTTGCAAACATCTCAACTTATACGAAAACAACCGGTGATGCAAGAAGTGCAACTACTGGTTTTGGTGGTGTAATGATGGCATTTGCCAAAGAAACGACAAAAGGTAAAACAGCACTTGAATCAGTGAATATGTCCTATGAAGGATTGAGGGCAATGTTACAAGATAAAGGACTTCAGGCAACTTTGTTCGAAATGAAAGACCGATTTGCAGAGAACGGAATACAAATGACCGAATTCTTTGGTAAATCACAAGCAGTTAAGAATATTATGGGTGTTCTTGGTGAGCAAGGTGATGAATATGTGGAAATTCTTGACCAAATGTCTGACTCTGCTGGTTTCACTGCGGACGCATTTGACGTCTTATCACAAACACCAGGTTTTCAGATAGAAAAATCAATCAATAATATAAAACTTGCTTTTCAAGAAATTGGTGATATTATAATGCCAACAGTGTCAATGATAATTCAAGGTATTGCAAACGCAATTCAGTGGTTCAGTAATTTAGACCAAGCAACTAAAAATTGGTCATTGGCAATCATGGGACTAATTGCGTTATCAGGACCACTTTTGAGTTTATTCGGATTGATTATTCAGGGACTAGGGTTTCTTATTTCACCAATAGGACTAGTAATTGCCGGAATAGTCACACTAGGTGTTGCAATCTATAAAAATTGGGATATTGTGAAAAAATGGATAGTTGCAATAGTAAATTATTTCATTGATTTATACAATGAGTCAATGGTATTTAGAGGTGCAATTCAAGCAGTTATTTTTATATTCAAGACGTTATGGGAACAAGCAAAATTTTCTTTTGGTGTTATCTATGATGTAATTACAACTTTTGCTTCAAGTGCAGGTAATATTTTATCAGGTGTTGGTGATATAATAAAAGGAGTTTTCACTGGTAGTTGGGATGGAATCAAAAAAGGTTGGAAAAAAGTCACAAATTCAATGGGTAGTGGTTTTGATAAAGCAATGGACAAAATCCAAAAAAGAGGTGAGGAATTTGGGAAAAATACTGCTCAAAACTTTTCTGACGCAGTGAATAATACCATGAGAGACAAGGTTGAATTTGTTACAGAGGAAGACATTCAGAACGGAGTTGATGGAATGATGAATTGGGCAAAAGAAGGTCTAGCAAAGGTCAAAGAAATGTTTGCTTCAGGTGATGGTGAAGATTTAGAGTTTGAGGATATTTTTGGTGATGCACCAATACCTACTCCTTCAACAACTACCACTGGAAGTGATGACGGAAGTGGAGGTGGAGGTGATAGTCAGAAGGAATGGGAAGCAACACTATCAAATCAGAAATCAGCATTAAGGTCTCACTTGGAAGGAATGGGACAAAATTGGAAAAACTATTTTTCAAAACAAGATTCTCAATGGTTAGCATGGGGACAAAAAACTCAAGAAATTACAATGGCAACTGCTGAATTTCTTAACAACACACTCGGTTCTTTAGACGCAATTGCTCAACAGAGACATGAGAATAAAATGATTCAAATGGACAATGAGTATAATCAAGAATTGTCTAATTTAGAAAACAGAGGTTTATCAGAGGCAGAATTCAAGAAACAAAAAGAGGCACTTGACGCAAAATATGCTGATAAAAAGAAACAACTTGAGATAAAACAAGCAAAAAGAGAAAAACGAATGGCACTATTCAAGGCAATCATTGGAACAGCACAAGGTATTGCTGGAGCATTACCAAATATACCACTATCGATTCTTGCAGGTGTCTTGGGAGCAGCACAGATTGCAGCAATCGCATCACAACCTATACCAATGGCAAAAGGTGCTCTTGCATATTCACCTACTAACGCACTTGTTGGTGATAACGTAAATGCTCAAAATGACCCAGAGGTGATTGCACCATTGAGTAAATTAACACAAATACTAGGAAACACAGGTCAAAACGTAAGAGTCACAGGTCAAATTCAAGGGAATGAAATATTCTTATCCAGTGAAAAAGCACAAATCGGTTTATCTAGGTATGCTTAAAACAATTTTAATGCCTTCTAAACAAATAACATACAAAAACAACTACTTATCCAATATGTATGCTTATATTTGCGGAGACGCACTAAAAAGTGTCTTAAAAACAAAATAAATGGCAGTTATAAACTCGGCATACACGGAACGTTTTAGGTCAAATTTCAAAACCTCAACAGGACGAACATGGCAAGTTCAAATATTCGACCGGAAATGTGCTTTAGGAGGACTAGGTGTGCCACCATACGATTTTGAGATTACAGATGGAGGATTGACTTTTCAATACGATTGTGATGGAGACGAAAAATTTGCACCAATCGTTGGATGTAAAGCAACTCTAAATTTTATGGTTGATACTTCAGACCTTCCAAACTATCACGGAATGTTCATTGACGATTTATTAGGAATCAGTGGAAGTGCTTGGTTGCCTTATTCAGAAGGTGATTTAGTTATGGTTGTCAGAAAAGGACCAGGAAACGCAGGGACTATATTGTTTGTTGGTGAGTATTTAATGGACTTGGATACATTACCAGATGTCGCAGGTGTATATCCGATACAATTAACTTTCACTGACGGACTTGGAAAATTAAAAGAAATTGAATTCAAATCTGAAAACGTTGATTCAAGTTTGGAAGAATATCGAAATATGGGACACAAAAGATTCACATATTGGATAGGTCAAATTTTACAACATACAAAAAAATTCAAAACAGCAGCAAATCCACAAGGGTTTTGGGATAGTGCGGCAAATAAAGTAGCATTCAGAACTTGTGTAAGATGGTGGAATGCTGATTTTTACAGATTACCATCATCTGCAGCAGTGAAAGCATGTCCGTTGTATCAAACAAAAGGGACAGTGAAATGGGCAGACAAATACAATCCTTCTAAACAATCGTATCAGGTAGCAACAGCATACGAAGTGTTAAAACAAATATGTCGTTCATGGGGAATGAGAGTGATTTATTGGAACGGAAATTATTGGTTTACACAGATATTTGAATTTGATACAACAGATTGGGACGATTCAGGGAACTTTCCAGCATCATCATGGTCTACACCAATAGATAATTACAGTGCAAGATGGTATGCTGATGGAGACCCATATTCAAGTATGCAACCTTCGATGGGGAATAACATGTGGAGTAGATTCAAAAACGAATTTCACAACATAACATCACCTGCAGAAAGAATACAAAAATTACAAGGAACAACATACAAGTTTTTACCTGTGTTAAGGGAGGTTGAAACAAATTTAGTCCATGAAGGTTTTCAGAACATATTTCCAGGTTTTCCACAACCTAACGGATACGCAACAAATTTTAATGAATTTTTAGGTGGTCCATTTCTGAATAGTAGTCAATTCAAATACCAAACTACTCTTGTTGTATCTGTGACGGCAGGAACTCACTGGATATTGAACAATGGTTATAATTTGTTGTTTTACATGCAAATTTTTGCGTTAGACAATGTTTCAAACCCAACACTAGCAAATAACGCATTAGCAACTTTATCATACGACCCAGTGGCAAATACTTATGGTTGGGACGATACACCTACATATTCAGGTTTAGACACTGGTCCAGTTATACCACTAAATTCAGGGAATGGACCACATCCAGGCAGTGGGGCAACTAGTTTTGTTCAACTTTTACCAGATTTGAAATTTCCAGGATACAGAGATGCTGCCACCAAATACGGAATAGCAATATTATCACCAGCATACACAATAACAACCGGTGGAACTTATGTGAATATATCAACCGGTGGTGCTTATGGTTCGTCAGCAATATCAACTTACACTAACCCAACTGATTCATCAGCATTAACACCACCTGCTTGGAGCACAGGACTTTACAATAATTTTATATCAACAATACAACCTATATCAAATCAATCAGCAACAACAAATACGATTTTAATAAATTCAAATGCTGATAATTCACATAAATTAGATTGGGGAGACGTATTTTGGGGAGATGGACCAGAATATTGGGACAATTCAGCATTACTTGTGGAATCAGGCAATGGAGTATTTACTTTTTCAGATTGGACTAGTAAAGATTGGAAAAGAATGCACTTTACACAAACGTCAAACCCAACAGCAAACAGTGGAGATACTTTTGAAGAATTGTTAATGAAACAGATGAAAGAGTGTCAATCAAGAAATATAAAACGTGCCACATGGAGTGGAATAAATTCTGAACTTGGTTTGGATTTATACGGAAAACCTTATTTCATCAATCCTATGGGAGTGATTGAGGATTGTAATGTTGATTCAGCAAATAACGTATTAAAAACTAGATATTTTTTCAGAAGGGGAACTTATGATGTTATGAGAGACCAGTGGGAAGGTGAATGGATTGAGACGGAAACAGAAGCAGTCA